CTAAAACATAATGAAGATCAGGATACAGTGATGAAGAATAGCGATAATTTCACTAATGTAAAAATCTGTGATAGTTGCTATAGAACTTTAAATCATTGTTCCTGTTCTGAATTGCAAAGTTTGGATTCTGTAGAATACCATCCCTTGGGCAGTACAAACAATTTTTTCATTAAAACGTTTTATCGTTTCTTTGATACCTTATTGTTTTTTATTGCTAGTTGGATTGCACGTGGACCTGAACTCTTCATTGTTAGATGTTTTTTGTATTCGAATGTATTTTTGAAACATCAGTATCGATGTGCACCTTATTATAAGGATCGCATAAAATCTCGTTTTAAGATACTGTCAAATGATTTGTTTAAACAGTTTCAGTCTCCATACATAAAGTATTACATGTTGTTTGGTGTTATCATCTCAGCATCTTATTCCCTCTATAGGGAAAAGAGACGAAAGAATGAAGAAGAAGAGCGTTATCAAGGTGCTGAATTGTCTACAATTGGAACACGTCCGGAAACGAAAGATGAGCGAGAATCAGTGTGGAAGAAAGACGAGTATGTTGTAGATTCGTTTGATTTCTCACGCAATAGTCTAAGTTGGCGAAGCCTTAGCCATGATAAGATTTGTGATCTGGTCCAAAGAAACACTGCCACAATGAATATTGTTATGTCTGAGACCTGGCAAAAAACTACACGTATAGTTTGTCTAAGAGGACATACCTGGATTGCAAATAATCATGCTGTTCCTGAATTGAAAGATCCCCATAAATGCATTGTTTTTAAGGGCAATGTATCGTCAACGCTTACGAGTGGATGTACATTCTACTTGGATGAGAGGGATTTAAAGAGGTATCCTGAGAGGGATATCTGTGTCTTCAAAATACGTCATTTACCACCTTGTAGTGATATTGTTGAATTATTTCATTCGAAACGTTTGAACAATGGTAGGTATAATGCTACGTATGTAGGAACTAGCAAAACATTAGAGGCTGTTCGTAATAGAGTTGCTCACTTATCCTTGAGATATAGTGCCATGCCAAATGGTGTAACTATTCCTCATTGGGTTGGATCACCAGAGTTTCTTACGGAGAAGGGTGATTGTGGTACTGTGTTGGTCGCGATGACTGATTTTGGACCAACAATACTTGGAATTCACCAGAATTTGGACAAGAAAAACAAACTCACAGGAGCGGTGTCATTGGATATACAATTTGTTTCATCTATCGTTGATGATGATGAGATTACAGATGGCTATTGTATGATTAATGAACACACTGATTGTACAAAACAGGTTGGTGATGTACATATCAAGGCGACACCCCGATTTGTGAGAGGATCAGGTAAAGTGTATGGTTCATTAGAAGGTCAACGTTTTGTGCCTCGCTCGCAAGTGCAACATACATTGTTGTATGATAAGATGTGTGAGTTAGGACACAAGTGTGAACACTATCCTCCAGTAATGATTGGATGGGAACCTTGGCACCTCAATATCAAGAAACAGGTTGAAGCCGATGCTTATGTTTCTGAGTCCGAGTTGGTTGAAATAGGTAAACAGCTTACGAGTGAGTGGTTATCTATGGTATCTGATGAAGATAAGGCTGAAATCTGTGTCTATGACATAGGGACAGCTTTGAATGGCATACCTGGTTTGCGATTTGTTGATAGTATCAACAGGAAGTCGTCAGCTGGTTTCCCATGGTGTCACACTAAGAAAGGTCTGTTAACCTATCTTGAGAGTGATGAAGTGTGGCAGGATCCAGTCGATATTGATGAGAGTGTCAAGAAAAGAATTGAAGAACGATTGACCTCCTATTTGGATGGTAGGAGGTCACATCCAATTTTCCAAGCATCATTGAAGGATGAGGCTTTGCCTCTGAAGAAAGTGAAGGCAAAGAAGACGCGAGTATTCATGGGCGCACCCGTGGATTTCACGTTATTGATGAGGATGTATACGTTGAGCTTTGTTCGTGTTGCCCAGAGAAACAAGTTTGTTTTTGAATCAGCTCCTGGAGTTGAAGCCCAGTGTATTGAATGGGAACACTTACGTGATTACCTGACAAAGTTTGGTGAAGAGCGAATGATCTTTGGAGATTTTTCTGGATTTGATTCCACTATGCGTGCCCAATTTTTACTTACTGCATTTGATTGTATAATTGATTTTTGTTCTACATGTGGTTATTCAAAAGAAGAAGTTCGTGTGCTCAAGTGTATTGCTGAAGATGTGACCTTTCCCACGGTCAATTTTCATGGAGATCTTGTTGAGTTTTTTGGGAAGAATCCCTCTGGTCAAGCGCTAACAGTTACGATTAACAGTATAGTTAATTGTTTGTATATGCGCTATTGTTACAAGAAACTCAATCCAGCGAAAGAAATTTCCTCGTTTCGGGAAAATGTAGCCTTATTGACTTACGGTGATGATAACGGTATGGGTGTATCTGAGAAAGTTCCCTGGTTTAATCATTCATCAGTAAGTAAGATTCTTGAATCTATCAACGTCGTTTATACGATGGCTGATAAGGAATCCGAAACACGTCCCTATATACATATAGATGAAGCTTCATTCTTAAAGCGCATATGGCGCTTTGATGAGGATTTGAATCACTTTGTTTGCCCACTAGATGAAGCATCTATAAAGAAGTCCCTCATGATTGGTTTGAAATCTAAAGCTGTTACAGCTGAAGAACAAGCTGTTTCATTGATGCTTTCTGCACTAGGAGAATATTTCTGGTACGGGAAAGATACCTTCAATTATTGGAGGAAGATATTCATGAAATGGCGTGATGATCTTGAATTACATGAGTGGGGACCACAATTCGACACCTGGGAAATATATCGGGACAAATACGAGGAACGGTCAAGACTATATGGTCTTGAATACCAAGATGGTGATGAGCACCGATGTACCATCTGTGGGAATGTTTGTGATGTTATGCATAGAGAGAATGATTTTGTGTTTTTCTGTTTTATGTGTCAAGGTGCGAGGGATCTTTTTGATTCCTTTGTTGCACGTCATGGTCCTATAGAATACTATGAATTAGTAGATGGGATGTGTGACAGATGCGACAAAGAAGAGTTATGTGTTCGCTATTCTAACTCCTTTAGCCTGGAGTTGTGTAGAACATGTAACTTTGCTGCCCTTCGGGGTAGCCGCTAGCGTCCAGTCGATCTGCAGACTTAGGGTTTGATCTATCCTACGGTCTGAGTGTGCGATTGGGGGTTATGGATGATTACCGTTTTTACGGTAGGAGCCACACTCCACAAATAGATCTAGTTCACAGTTATAAGGTTAGGGCTGTGAATGAAATGCATGACCTAGCAACAAAAATGTTGAAAGTGTGCCTGACACTAATCAGGCTGGGATGAGTCAGCAGTCCCAAGAATTTGCTGATGATGTGCAAAGAGTCGAATCAAAGGATGCTTCGCCTGTTGATGCTGTGCAGCAACAAACCGCAAGCTTTGTAGACCATAACAAAGGTGATGTAGTGCAATATAGAGCTCCTGAACACAAGTTTATTTCCAATGACGCTCAAAGAGAAACTGACTTAGGCAAATTTTTGTCTCGTCCAACTCTTATTCAAAGTTTGACTTGGGGATCAGGTGGGCTAAGTGCTACAGAATTCTATCCTTGGGAAGATTTCCTAGGGAATACATATATTGAGAAGAAAATTGAGAATTTTGCATTTTTCAGAGGAACTTTACATCTCAAATTTGTATTGAATGCTAATCCCTTTGTGTATGGTGCATGTCTCGCATCTTATGTTCCAGTTCAGAATCATGTAACATTAGGTGATGCCACTCACAATGTGATCAATAGATCACAAAAGCCCCATATTTGGATGTACCCACAAACAAATACTGGTGGTGAGATGGTATTGCCCTTCATTTATCACCAAAACTTTATGAATTTAGAAACAAAAGCAGATTTACAAGAATTAGGTGAAATTACATTAACTGAAGTGGTAGCATTGGACACAGCGAATGATGTTGCAATTCCTACGATTACAATTCAGGTTTATGCCTGGCTTGAGAACACAGAATTGACAGGTCCATCAACAATCGACAATTTGCAAGGTGGTGATGAGTACGAGAAAGGTCCAGTAGAGAGGATGAGTTCGGCTGTCGCGACTGCTGCTGGTGCACTTAGTGTTATACCTGAAATTGCGCCATTTACTATTGCTACGGCAATCGGTGCATCAGCAATCTCTGGCATTGCCTCTATCTTTGGCTGGACAAAGGTACCAGTCATAGAAAATGTCAAACCTGTTAGAAACACGCAGTTTGGTGGTTTACCATCAAGTGAAATTAGTGACAACAAGGAGAAGTTTACTCTAGATCCTAAAGCAGAGTTGAGTATTGATCCTGGTATTGTGAACTTGAGCAATACTGATGAATTACAAATTTCCTACTTAGTTCAGAAAGAGTCTTATTTGACTACAACTAATTGGGTAGGTAGTGATACCGTTGGAACACAACTGTTCTTAGCGCAAGTTACACCAAGGATGACTAATTACTCTGCATCTGGATCCAATTTTCAGGTCTATTTCACTATTACGTCGTACATTTCTGAATTATTCAGTCATTGGCGAGGTGATATGATTTATAGATTCAAGATAGTATCTTCTGCGTATCATCGTGGTCGTGTTCGTCTAACATGGGAACCCAGAGGCACCCAAACCGGCTCAACGGATTACTCGAATGTTGCATATACCAAGATAGTAGATATCAGTGAAATCAATGATTTCGAGTTCCGTGTGCCCTACCTTCAGCCTAAGCCATGGTTGAGGGTCAAGAAAACCATAGACAAGTGGTGGACTAACTCAACATCTTCCACCACTTACCAAGATGGTTACTCAAATGGTACACTACGTATGCAGGTTCTGACTACACTTAGTTCACCACAGGCGTCCCCTATATGTAATATTATGGTATTTGTGCGTGGTTCTGAAACTTTAGAATTCGCCAATCCCCGAGATGTGAATGAAAACTTTACACATCTAGAACTACAAAGTGGTGACCTACAAGTGGGCAAGTGCATACCAGAACGATATCTGGTAAATTTTGGTGAGAATATAAATAATCTGAGAACGTTATTGCGAAGAGCGCAATTATCAGAGATTTTGTATGCACCAGCAGAAGCGGCTTCTTCAAATACAACTGGTATGTTGTATATGAATACTGGTCGTTTCCCAAGGCCTCGCGGCTATGACACCGATGCCTACTTTGAGTCAGAAAGCGTAGTGACTCCTACGACAAACGAGAAGTTCTCGTTTACAAACACCACCCACCTAAATTGGATTGCTTCCATGTTTGCTTTGAATAGAGGTTCTATTCAGCAGACATTTAATTACGTGGCTACAGATGAATCTCCAGATCATTTTTGCATAGTGCGTTCTCCGGAACAAACTAGATCTGCAAATAGTCTAGAGAATCATTTTCAACACGAGGACTTCCAAATAAGGGGTGGTGCTGCACAAACAAATGAGCAGCGAGATTTTGCCTCTAAGAGGTGGCTTGCTGGTGCCGGCGGCGCTGCTCTCACAAATTGCCATAACCAGAGTTCTCTAACTGTAGAGATGCCCATGATGACAGGAGCGGTTTGTATGTATAACAATCAAGCCGACTGGCTCATTGGGAACAGTGAAGATGAGTCTCATATCAATACATATACTTTGACAGTAGTGCGTGATGATCAATATGATCAATTTGGCGCTGTTGCCAGATATGTGAATATTGGTACTGATTTCAATCTTCACTTTTTCTTGGGTTGTCCGGAAGTATATTATACTCCGGATTTGGCTCAGGAAAAATACGAAGCTTAACTCGCGGAGGAGTTAGGCTGACACGGCTGTAACCGGTATATATCTAGAAGTGTATAGCGGGAGGCAGACCTGTCGTGATGTTAACTATATTATGATATCAGCGATGGAGTTTTTACTACAGCCGTGCGGCTGTACACTAGTTCTAGCTAGTGGGTGTTTACACCTTTTTGG